ATATACCGTGGCTGGGGCATCTCCGATACGTAACTCGGAGAACCGTTTGAGAAAGCAGGTGCTGTTGTATGCGACGGAGTCTTGCCCAACTCCATCAAAGGTGTCCGATACCTGATCGCCTACTAAGCCAGCACATGACGATACGGTGTTACACTGCTCAGTGGATTCAGGGTCCGTGGCCGTTGTCGTTGTCGATGTATCCAGCCATGAAGGAACGAAGACATCTCCATCACAGATGTACGCATAGTCATCAATAGGCGGTGTTGCGGTTCCGAACGCCCCGATTATCTCGTTATTAGTTGCAAGTCCGTGATCCTGCCAATATGAACTACCGATGGATGGTGTGTTGTTCAGGTTGCTGCCATTCTTCGATGTGTACCACCTGCCGGAATATAAAACTGAATCTCCCCTATCATACGTGGTGAGGCTGCTCCATGCTGAAAGAGCGCAACGTCTCCATGGATTGATATCACAGCAGCAAGCTGAGTTCATCGCAACATCACTACCAACAAACAGGACCGAACCATCTTTGAATTGTACAGTCATGACGACTCCCTAGCATGTGGTGCCTGTCCAGCCTGACACTGTTGACCATCCTGATAAGGTACCTGGATCCAATACATATGCTGTCTGTGTCTTTACCTGTAGGTTTGTTCCGCTTATCTGAATATCAGAAATATAAGTAACTTGAGTGAATGCGTTGAACGTCTTTACTCCTGCAGCATTTGTGCCGTACATTGAGTGGGCGGTCGGCGCGAGTATGTCACCATCAAGTTGCAGTTCTGCGGCGTCAATCTCGATTGAGTTCTTGGCCTTGACGTCAATCGTCAGGGCCAGATCGCCGGCGCCTTTGTCAGTCGATAGCACTTCCGTCGCTTCGCCGTCGATCAGCTTGTCTTCCAGGTAGCCGGCGGTGGTGTCGCTGATGTCGACGCGGACTAATTCGTCCGGGCGGCTCAGGTCCATCGTCACATCGCCTAGATGGTATGGCGTATATATCCCGGTCGTCCCTTCGATAAAGCCGAGAACGTGGTTGCGGATGATTACATTATTTCCATCTAACGTATGGAAGGTTGGCTTTGTGGCACTGCTTTGAATCGTGGCTGTAATGGTCGGGTTAGCACCATATCCATTTGCAGTTACCACTATATATAAGTATAGGTTAGTGGTAGTTGCGAAGGTCGCAGCTGGTATGGCTAAGGTGGCTTTACCATCACCGTCCACAACCTCTACTGTCCCAGCCGTGATCTGGAGTTGGTCTGTGCCATATATCGGGGCAAATGATGTAGTGAACGAACGAGTCCATAATGTTGGATCTGAGAATGACAACTGACCAATACTGTCGATCTCTGTCGATGCTTGGACTAATGCAATTAAATAAAATAACTTCTGCGGGTTGGTGGTGATGTCGGTCGGGGGCCATGTGGCGGTCTTCTTTAGTATTGATGTCCAGCCCGAACTTATGCTGTGCGACAACTCATAGTATATATAATTATCACCAGAGACAACGACAAGATCCTCAGCAGTCGGATAGGATATGTGTTCTATTTTGCCATTTTCGCCATCAATAATATTTATTATGTCATCAAACCGATAAACCGCTTCTGCCCTGTTTGCCCCAACTGTTATCGTTAGTGACGACTTCTTTGTCACCTTAAATGGATGGCTGAATCCAGCTACTTGGAATTCCCAAAATCCTTCTTCTCCATCTGAAGCCTGCCATACAGGAACAACTCCGGTTGCATCACCATCGTAGTTGTCAATAGCGTATATATACGGTGCATTTGTCCCATCGAACTCCAATGCGCCTGGCGGTTCAACGTCAATCACTCCGTTTGATCCAGCTATTACTTGAGTGCCGATATATTTATTGTCTTCTACCCATTCATCTATCCGTGCATATATCTGGTTTCGCCGTTGGTTGACATTGGTGCCCATCCCAAGCCTCTGCTCGAGCTGGCGAACCTTCAAACCAATACGGCTTATCTGCCTTACTGCGTTGTCGCTTAATAGATTGCCTTGTGACATATTACGGTATAGAGGCAGGGAATGTAACCCCTGTCCAATCCTTCTCGTTGTTCAAACCTGCTACCACATAAACCGGGTCAATCAATGCGCCAGCGAGAGCTATCGCGTTCCCGTTGATATCTAATAGCCGTGGTTCAGATGTCGGATCTCCGGCTGCGTCGTAAATTGGTATAATCTTGTTATTCAGGTCCAACTCCTTGAAACCTTGGCTTGGGAAGAATGCTTCGTGCGTGAATGTAGTGTCAACAACGATCCGCATGTTGACCTTGATCACGTCGAAGCCATTCTCCGAGACGGGAGCGCGGTTCACTTCGTCCATTAGCAGTTGATGCGTGGTGTAGGCCGTTCCAAGTATAGTGATGTTTCCGCTGTTGTCGTTGACTGAATCCTGTAACTCATCAAATTCTTTCCACGAAGCAAGGCCAAGCTCTGTGTATCCGTTTGGCGAGCTCACATACTTTGTCAGACCTATTGTGATCCTGGAGATGGTACGCAACACGCCATCGCTGAACGGCAGCCCTGCGGTGTTCTGGATCGCTTCGCCTGCCGTGAGCTTCTTATTGTTTCCTGCCACTGAGTTCGGGTAATTCTGGGTTGCAGTATATAGCGAGGACGGCGCTACAACCTCGCGCTTGTCAGGGCTAATACTCCAATCCCACGGTCGGTCTCTTGGGTCCAGTGCGTCTTGTCCGTCTGTACCTGTGGGAACTTCGTAGCTGACCTCTACCATCCACAGGTAACCTTCCTGCTCATCCATCGTGGTAGCGCGCTTCTGCCTTACACGTAGATTGTCTGGGTCAACTCCATCCCATATATCATCATACTCGGGAATCCCAGCGAAGTTAAGAACCTGATCAATATCGTCGGTGATCTGCGTATCTGACTGAAGAATGAATGTCTTTTGCCCGGTCGGCGTTTCGCCGTTCCGCTTCTCTGCGGAGTGTAAGCCTATCAATGTAATTGCCATCGATAACTATCCTTGTATTACATTGTCAACAGTTCTGATGCCGGTCACCTTGATGCCATCGCGGTTTTGCTTCCTAAGTTCTACGGCTGCCGCTATGTTGGCTTTGGTGTTCTTTATCCTGAGCTTGTTGTCTGCGTCTGTGCCAAAGCCTGCGGTTCTGAGTGCAAACGCCGCTTGCGTGCCCGCTGAGATTGCTGCCGATAGCCTAGGACCTGCCTGCTGGCGAACTTCCGTTTCCTTCTTTTGGCTTGCATCGAAAATCGCACCAGCCAGCTCTCCAGCTTTCTTCTTTTGTGCGTCTGTCAAATTAGGCCCTAATGTGGCGATCTCGCGCAAAACAAATGCCTCACGCTCTCGGCCTTCGGTGATCATCTTAGTAATAACCAATTCTTTCTGAAGTGATGCAATCCGCTTATTGAATGAATCTTCTTGCTTAACTAGATTCTGCTGAACCCGTTCAAATTCTTTATTGCCAACTGCTTCGGCTTGCCGTGCAATGGAGATCTCTTCTTTTAACTGATTCTTCCTAACCCTAGATGCTACCTCAGCTTTTTTTCTAGCCTTCTCTGCACGCTCCTCAAGAATTCTAGGCAATTCCGCCTTAGTCAAATCCGGCGCAAAGTCCTCAAGTTTGAAGAATTTTATATCTTCAAATATTGCGAGCAGTTTGCTTTGTCGGCCAGAGCTGTTTCTCTTTGTGAGCCTGAATAGATTATTCATCTCCTTGCCCACATCACGCAGGAACTTCAAGATTCCAGTTTCGGTTGCAAGTGCCTTGAATTGCGTTGTTAGATCTTCAATAGAGTCCTTGAAGTCTTCAGCTGCCATGACATTCTCATTTGAGATGATGCCGCCAATTCGCTCCAGCTCACTTCCGAGTTGCTTGTAATTATCCAATAGCGGAATCAACGCTGTACCGGCTCGACCAAATACATCCTGAGCCAATGCAGCTTTCGTAGTCTCATCCTCAACTAGGTTCAATGAGTTGGCAATCTTTTCAAATTGCTTATCTGGCTTTAGTCCATTCAACTCCTTGAATGATAGCGACAAAACGTCAAGTGCATCTTGAGACTCTTTAAGTCCTTTCCCGGCGTCGAATATCGTAGAGCTCATTCGCTTGAATGCGCGCTCTACATCGTTCGCAGTTGCTCCGGCTCTACGAGCAGCAAAGCCAAGCTTTTGATACTCCTCAGCGCCGATGCCAATCCTTTTGGATGCCTTGCCAATCTCATCACCAAGAGTAACAAGCTCGCCAGTGAAACGTACAACCTTGCCAATAGCAAAAGCGCCGGCAAGGACTCCACCTAGCGCCATTACCCCAGACTTCAGCCCGCCAATCACCTTAGAGGACGCCTTCATTTTTCGCTGGAATGGTGAAGTATTCGCCGTCAGGAATACTGATAAACTTCCAAGACTAGCCATGTTTCTTCACCTCTCCGCCGAGCGTGTTCGCCATGATCTTGAACAAGGCTGACGGCTTCGCTTTGACTGGTTTATTAGATTGCAATGTGAAGTCCCTCTGAGTTACACCCTTGGAACCGTTTACCTGAGCTATGACCATAGGGATTTGGCTTGCGTACCACTCCCACTTTTCGAAACGCTCGTCTTCCTTCTTGAAGTAGGCTATCCAATGGATGAATTCCCTATAGGTTAAGCGTTCGCATAGCTCTTCGACTGTGCAACCAACCTTCTCGGCGACCCTGAAAGAGTAGTATAGCTCAGGGTCTTCAGTCAGTTTTTTTCCGATTCCTCAAGAGCATCGTCACTGAACCCGTTCAGCTTCATGAACAGGTCAAGCAACTCAACTGCATCCTTCTGACTACAGTCGTCCTCGATAAACTGAGCAGTAAGGATAGGCTCCATTGTGTCGGGGTTCAGGAATTGGTTTGCAAGTTCTTCCTGGCCTTCGCCTTCTTCACCTGAAAACCGTTCCTGGACCTCTTTGATTGACTTCTTGGAATGCAGCTTGCATAGAACCTTCTCGCCGAAGATCGTGCATTCTACTGTTCGCCTATCCGCTGCGTTCTTCTTGATCTTATCAAACAGACTCATTTCGCACCTTTATCTGTTATTAAGTAGAAAATACAGGAGCAGTCTCAACACCACTGTTCAGGTTCGTGATAGTGAAACCAATCCGGTATACGGGATCTTCATCATTCGCCAGGGTGACAGTATCCTGCTCGCTGATCTTGGCGTAATACGTGATTGTTCCGACGCTGGGGAATGAGATAACCAGACTCTGCTCAGTTGTCGGCAGGCTATCATAAAGGTCAGGGTCAAACTCGGTAGTCATGAACAACTTGCCGTAATCCTTCAGAGCTGCGACAAACTTGGTCTTCACCGCTGCATTGCTCAGGGTTGTGATGTCGATGGATTCCTGAGTAAACCCTGGGAGTTCGATTGTCTTAGGCTTCAGCGTGAAGCCGGAAAACGTAAACGTTACGCCATTACCTTCATACACTGTGCTCATATGTGTACCTCTTTACGTTGTTGGTGTACGTTTTACAGTCACCATCATTGTTTTGCGGATTGCTTTTTCCTGTGACCCGTCATCTTCAAGCTCTGACAGGTCCGTGACATTGTTTACAATTATTAGGGATACGTCAAAGCCGCTCATGGTGACAGGGGATGCGTTGTTGATCCTGTCCTTCACTGCGTCTTTCAACGATTCTGCAGTGCTGTTGTTGTATGCGATACAATCAAGCTGCCACTCCTCACGGACTACGTTCTGGGCTGATACCATGGTATTCCACACCTCTTCCGTGATTCTTGATATGATGACATAAGGAAGATCGCTGCCTTGAGGGGCTGGGAATGCGTATACGCCATCACTGCCGACAATCGCCGTGATTGATGCGTCTGCTAATAAATATGCTGATAATGCGCTCTGAAATGTGCTCATCGTAGGAACCTTGCCCTTGCTTTTCGAAGTGCTCTCATGGTGTCGTGCTTATTTCGTAGCCTGCCTGCAAACTTAGCCATGTTTACCCACCCTTCGCGGATTAGAATGCTATTGATCTCTGATCGCTTCTGCGACATAGCGTTGCGGATAAATGGATATGGCCTTGAATGGCGTGTGCCGAACTCAACAAGATGCGCATACTTCACCGGGTTGATTCTCTTGCCTTGCCATATGATAGGCTTTGACTTGACAAACACCTTACCCCATGCCTTTTTCGAGTTGCGCTTGCCGCCGGCCTTCTTTGATATGGCTTTGTTAAGCATTCCTGAACGCTTATGGCTGCGTATGTTCGCCTTTGCTTGCCGACGTACAGGAGTGAGTGCTTTGCTTATGGCTGGACGCATTACACGTATGGCTGAGTCTTTCGATAGCTCAAGCAATGCTTTGAATAGTTCGCGTTCTCCTATCAGCTCAATGCTCATGTAGTACCCCCGAGTACCTGAGTGCACCTGAACTCCCTGACCGTAACGCCCTGAGTGATTGGAAATGCCTCTTCAACGTTAAGAACCAGAGCACCAACAAGGAACCGCCAATCTGGCTTAACGTCTTCGTCTGTATCGAAAAATACCCAATGGAACAACCTACCTTGGAGCCGTTCGTCCTGATCCCTCTCCTGACCGTTACGCATCTCTACAACCGCTGAACCTGTCTCAACATCAACCCAGGTCTTGACCGATTCCCGGTCAGCGTTGAATGTGTATGCAGGTTTCTGAAGCGTTATGGTAGAGCCGATATCGCCTATGATATCGGCAAAGTCTGTAGATACGTTGTCTAGCCAGCCCATTCAAACCTCCTTTGTTAATACACCTAAGACCACCCCCGAAGGGATGGCCATAGGTGCGAATGTTAGCAAATTACGTAGTCGTAATATTGCTGAGGAGGTAGCCTGCGTTGACGTTGACAATCTTCTCGTCGGTCTGGTGACGGACGCGATAGATATCGGAGCGTCTGTTCACTTCGCGGTAGCTCTCGACCGTGAACGGGTTCATTGCGGCGGTGGTCCACATGAACGTGCGGCCCATCTGAGGATTCATACGCTCAACGATTC